CTTCTTTGAATAAATTCATTTGGGTGTTTTTATTTCCTGCCGCACGTTTGACGTAGCCTGGTGGCATACCACCTGCCCAAAATATTCTGTCTTCACCTGTGTCTGAAGAACTTACAAAATGCAATTTCCATGTTGCTCTGTTGGTCCCTCCGCCTCCATTTATTCCTGTAAGTGCGGCGTATAGTTGTATGCTACGCAAGTCTGTGCCGTCCATAACGCTGTCGCCACTGATTGGAATTTGTATACTACTTGCACTGTCTAAATTTTGCGCCAATGCATCGTCTGTGCCGTTATTTCTTCTACCATTTAAATTAAAAAATGTTCTAATTTGCACAGTGCCTGTGCTGTCTTCTGTTTCAACGTCTGAAACTGTGATGTGTAGTGTACCGTCTGTTGGGAAATCAAGATCCACAAAAATACGTGCACCGTCAATGTTGCTTCCAGTTGTTCCGCTGGTGAATGTTGTAATTTCAATTGGATCAACTGCACTGCCATCTGGAATACTTTTTTGTGTGATTACTCCTGCTAGTTCTAAACTTTCAATCACTGTGTCGTCAGCAATTCTAATTGTGGGTGTTCCAAACTGTGTAACACCTGCTGTTGTACCTGATGAAACTGTTGTATTTCCAACTGTGCTACCAAAATTTCTTGTCAAAGGTCCTTTTCTCTCTGACACAGGATATTGCACAACATCTGCGTTGGATGATATAGTCGCTATGTCATCAAATGGTGATGTCCAACTTGCCAGTTTGTGTCCTAGATCTTTTATGAAAGGTTCTCCACTAGCGTTTGGTGTTATGATGTAGCCCGGGCAAAACAAGTTTGAAAAATCTGAAGAACTAGTATCGATAGGATTTGCAAGTCCCGAATCAGCAAACAGTTCAATCTCAGTTGTGCTTCTAACTTTTGCAAAACTAATGCTGTGTATTTTCAATGCATCAAAGGCATTAACTCCGCTGATACCAGCGGCATGTTGAGGATACTGTGAAACATTTCTAAATATTCCTGGTCTCATCATAACCTTGTCACCATCTGACAAACCGTGTGCATCTCTGGTTGTAACAATTATGCCTGCCGTGGCAGATGAGTTGCTGTCTATTTCTTTAATTAATTTTGTGTTGCTATTGCCCAATCTAAAGTCGTGATCAAAACGATTAGACTTGGCGTTGCTTGGATTGAAACTGTATCCTATTCCTTCATATACTGTACCGCTGTGTGTAAGTTCATAGTAAGGCAATCCCATAAAAAATCTTCTATCGCTGTTGTTGTCTGTGGCAATTTCTTGTGTAATAATTGATTCATCGATGAAATACTGTATTTGTTTGATACCTCTGGGTCTCATACCTTGATTAATATCACACGTAGCAGAATACGTGTCTACCTTTGTGTCATCTAATAAAGTTTTACTTTCTGCAATTTGTTCTTCTGTGATGTACCCAGCACTTGGCAATGTTAAACTGTATGTGGTGCTAGAAGTTGTAATCAATCCACTGCCAAATCCATCTCCCTCTACTTCATCTAGTGGATTTAAATCAGTGATAAGTGCGTGTATGCTTTTGTCACTGGAAATAGGTGCCCATTCTTTTTCTGTGGCACTAACTGGAAAAACAAATCTACGATGACTGCTTCCTCCTCTTGCATATGCACATAAAAAACCATCTGTAGTTTTAATTGTTAAATTTTTAAATCCAGTTATTGGTGTAGGATATGTAACTGCGGATGTGGTTACTTCTATCTGACTCTTTGGATTTTGAAACCAATTGGTCCATGTGCCCCAAGTTTGTGGAATTAATTTTATTTGTCTTGGTAATGGTGGTGATACATCTACAAATTTAATTAATGTGTTCACGTCCCAACCACTGTTCTCATACAAGTTATTGTAGTCACTAAATGCCGCATTTGGGTCTCTGTCTACTAACTGTTTGTCTGTGCTTGAAGCATTGTTATCTTTCCGTATTTGGAAACTACCAATCTGTGCACCTAGCAAATAATCACCACTGCTGTCGCCTGTGGTGTTACCACCAATTACAAAGTTGTTAGAACTGTTGGCTACGCCAGCACTCGCAGTTGTTGTAGAATCTAATGCACCCTCAATAAAAATTTTAATTTCACTGTTGGTATATCTTATGCTGACTGAAATAAAATCATCAACGCCTATTGTTGCTGTGGATGTTATTGAATTTAAATCAGATCCATCATAGTAATAAAATTTAAATTTTCTATTTGAATCAATTGTACCTGCATAATCTACAGTCCTTGTAGAATCAGTTAGCAAAGTACCACCTTCTCCAGATGCAAATATAACACCTTCGTGGCTGGTTTGGAAGTTTGTTGTAGATGTACTGCTGGAATTAATTTTTATTGTAAAATCAATTCTCCATTCACTTCTATTGCTTAACCTTAGTGCATCTGTGTAATTGATTCTTATGTAACCGTTGTTCTCTTCATCAAATGTAAAGTTGTTTGAAGTATCTATTGCTGTGATAGTAAAGTGTGATCCACTACCATTTCCTAAATCATCCCAACGTGTGTAATCTGTTGGATAAATGATGTTGTCAATTGTGTCTCTGAATCCTGATGTTATTGGCATTAAATTTCTCCCGTATCTTGTGTTTGTGATGTTGTTCTTGTGCCCACAGTGGTGTTACTAGTACCAGCACCACTTGAGAAACTGCCTATAACGTTGCCTGCGTTTAATCGAAAGTACGGAAACACAAGGTCATTCACTGTTGCACCTAAAAACCCTTTTGTTGATACATCTGTGCTTACAAATGAACTAAAAGTTCCGTTGTTAGAAACAGCACGTACCCTTACATTTAATTTTTGTCCTCCCACAAAATTTGCAGTATTAATTTCAAATTCTTGATTACGTGTTGTACCCACAGAAACAAACTGTGCATTAGCATCTGTGCTTTTCTTTAATTGTATTTCATAACTGTTTGATCCGGCATTAATATTTCCATCACGCCACTTTAGTAGTATGTTACTTTTTTTATTAACATCAAAATTAAAATCGTTGTTCATTTTTAATCGTGCTGTTAGTCCTTGTGGTGCAGTGAACACATTTCTTACAGGTGAAATAATTGGTTTCTTTTTAATTTTATCTTGAATATAAAATATACCAGAAACGTAGTTGTCAAACAAAAATTTGTCATCAAAATTATAAGCATCTACATAATGTCTAAATGCACTAATTTCAATTTCTCCGTCTGGTGTTAACACAAGGCTGTTTATTCTAAACATATGATCGATTGCTAATACTGTTGATGTTACTCTTACTAAATCACCAGGCACAAGATTTGTTGCTGATTCTGTTGTTCTAAATGCTATCTGTTGCCTCTGTCTACTTTTTAGTACCAAACATTTTGCATAATGTGTTGCATGTGCGGCATTAACTATACCTGCGTTAGTAACATTTGCTTTTAATACTTCATTATTGTCTTGTCTTTGGAATGTTCTAAACTGTGCATCTGAGGATGGAGGCCATACCACTGAATTTTGTTGTGATAAATTATCTAAATCTGTGTAATTAACTTTTATTTGATTAAATGTGTTGTCCAATGCACCACCTGTAAGACTTATTCCACCCACAATGTTATCATCTGTAAATGTGAAAGTGTGACTGGCTTTAAGATCCGCATCTGATGGTATGCTGTAACTGTCTTCTGGTACACCAGCGTTTTCTATAACCAGTTTAAATTTACCGTTGACATAAGGCATCATTGCACCCATGCTGGTTAGTATTCTATTAATGTTTTGTAAGTGCGTTGCTCCTGTGTTTATCACAAACTGTCTGTAATACACACTGTTAGGGTATGTTAAGTCATTAAATCCGTTGTCTTCTTTTCCAACATCTCTTCTTAATCTTGTTTCTGGAAATATAGTACCAGAACTACCTGTCTTGTATACACTTTGTAAATTGTTAGTTGCAAATACACTGCCGTTTGTTGTGCTTTCTGCACGTATTCTACCACAAGCAACTGCGGCATTTACAAAACTGTTTTGATCAATTTTTGATAAAGGTAACCCAGCTCCGTATCGATTGTTAAGCAAATAATCTAACAGTATTTCTACTGGATTACCTGAGACATCGTATCCGTCTTGCCTTGTGCCATTGTGATTATATGCACCACTGGCGAATGTTACAGAAAAATCTGCAGGGGTTGGCATATTAGGTATTGTGTCACCGCTGGTGTTTGTGTCTGTGTCAAATTCAAATCCTGGTGATGACGTTTTCTCTCTAACTAGTTTTGGTACATTCTTGCCTGGTGCTAACACAACAACACGCGGTAGTCCTGAGAAAGGATTTGTTAAATTTTCGCCATTCTCGTCTTTAATCTCATCATTGTTCCATTCAAATCTTAATGCGATGTACTGGACTCCTCTAAGGCCTTCACTTATTCCAGATCTAAATTTAGCACTCCACCTAGGTGATTCTTTTAACAACGAAGATGCATTTTGTACATCACTACCATCAAACAATTGAAATTTTACTCTGTCTTTAAATCTTCCAGTTTTCACAGTGTATATGATAGGTTGATTACTTGCTAAAATGTTTTCGTTTACATCTTGTTTGTGGTGTCCACCAAATCTTGGAAATCCGTTTCCACTTCCAAATTCAGTCTTAGAATTAAAATAACCATCTGTGTTAAATGGGTTATTACCAACCTCTGGAGACACTGATACAGATGGTGAAGTGTATGTGCTGTTAATATTTGTTTCTCCAGTTGCTGTTGTTATGTCGCATATTTGGTCGTCAATCATTAGGTTGTATAATCTCGAACCATAGTTGTCATCCTGTGTTAACCCAAGACCAATTACGCCACACATGTAAAGGTATTTGTTTTTATCCCCTGCTGTGTCTACAAAAATATTTTGCACCCCACGTTCCACATACTTGCCGTAGCACACAGGTATTGCTTTGTTACTGGGTGTAAAGTCAACTGTGGTTGCTCTATCAATGGCGGTAGTTGTGTCAATGGATATGTCTGGTATATCAAAGCCTCCTGTAAAAGGACTCATTACAAATCCTATAGCTCCTTTTATAGTATCGGTTGTAAAATCAATTACTGGATCAATAATTTTTTTACCAACATTAACAACCTGATCCTTTTTACGTTGAAACCATGAACCTATACCCATTATGCTTCACCCCATTTCAAATCTGTTAATGTTTGTGTTGTAAAATCAAATCCTCTGTCGTTACGAAAAATTGTGTGATGACTCTGCGTTGAAGCAAATCCATACACACTTGCTTTTTCAAATGCACTAAAAGGACCACCACACTCCAATTGGAAGTCTGCTGTATCTGTGCCGGCGTTTAAACTAAATGTGTTTACAAAACCTTCAAACACCTCATACACATTATTAGTTGAAAATGTATAGTCAGCATCTATTATTGCTTTCCTTATGACTACTTTTGCTCCCACAAAGTTTGCATTTAATATTGCTTCTGCGTTGCTTAAATCAACACCAGTAAATGTTATTGATACTTTTTCATTGTTGGCGTTTACTGTTTCTGAAATTTCACTGTGTCCAATATAACCTAAATTTGCATTATAGGTAACACTGTCAAATGTTAAGTTTGTATCACAGTTGGTAAAATTTAAAGCACTAACACTGCTGTCTGTGCCAAGTAAAAATAGAGCTGTGCCATCCTGTGATGATATGCTTACTAGATCCACAACTCTTCTTGTTGTGCCAGCCAAACCTGATTGTGCTGTTGTAGAAAGATCTCTTGGCATTACAAAGTCTCCGCTACATCTAATTCGTATCTGTAAATTCCGTCAGTGCTTAATTTAAATTCTTGTGCATCATTTGTAAGTCTCACTGTTACAGGTACATCAGTAGTCACTGTGTTTTGTGAAGACGGTACTGCTGTTATTAAGTTTGGAAAAATGTTAATTGTTGTTTGTGTTGAATTGCTTAATGTTTTATCCGCAGTTATCATGTATACTTTTGTATGATTAGCAAATTTTATCAAGTCGCCTGCTTTAAGTGTGCCACTGCCTGATGGTGTAACTGTGATTGTACTTGCTCCAACAGCCGCAGTAGAAGTAACTGGCAATTTAGTACCGTCATTTACAAACGTACCATTAGAACTGCCTATCTCTGGTGGTACAACCGTGAATGTATCGAAAGGACCTCTTTGTGTTGTAATGAATGCATTTATAGATCCAAAGTTATCTCTGGTTAAAGGCACACTCACAAGTGAGAAACTAAAAAATTGTCCACCCAAGTCTTTTGAAAAAGTTTTGTTGGTAAGTGTTTTTGTTACAATGGTGTTGGCATTGCTCTGCCAATTCATTGATCTAAAATTTGTTGTTGGAAATGTTCCTGACATTATGCAAATCTCCTTCCTTGTCTGTTCATTGCTTCATTAACAATATTAGTTATAAGTCCTCTTCTGCCCACTAAAATTTGATCAACACCCGCCGCGTCCACGGCATTGATGTTAAAATTAACATTTACTTCTCCACCCATTCCACCCGAGGCTTCATTGGATACAC